TTGACCTAATATATAAAAAATGGGATGGGTAGAAATACTCATCCCTTCTTTAAAAAATGTAAAATGGCTTGGAAAGTAACCACGCAACCATCTTTAGAAGTTTGGACATTAAGCGAAGTAAAAAATTATTTGAAGGTAGATACTTCTGCCGATGATAGTTTAATTACTACCTTGTTACAGTCGGCTCGTGAAGTTGCTGAGAGGTATTTAAATCAGGCATTAATTACCCAAACGATTACGGAAAAATTAGATAGGTTAAATAAACCTATTATTTATTTATCCGTATCTCCAGTTATTTCGGTTACATCCTTTCAATATGCAGATAGCCAAAACACAACACAAACATACAATAGTAGTAATTACATTGTAGATAATTTTGAAAAGCCCGCCAGACTATCTTTAGCTTACGGGAAAACATGGCCTACACTTTATGGAAATATAAATGATGTTACTATAGTTTATACGGCTGGATATGGAGCGGCCGCCTCTAATGTACCTATGCAAATAAGACAAGCTATTTTAATGATGGTAGCGGATGCCTACGATAATAGAGAAGATTATGTAAAGAAATTACCTACGGCTTCGGAGTATTTACTTGATCAATATCGCGTACAAATACTATAATGAGATACAACAAAAAAGAGGAGATTGGAAAACTAAGGGAAAGAATCATAGTACAAAGTGTCACTAGGGCTGCCAGTACTACTGGTTTTGGCGTTGAGACATGGAGTAATTTAGTAGAAGTTTGGGCAGTGGTTGATTACAAAGGAATAAACAAAGAAGAAGTTGAGGGTGGCAAAATAACAGCCTTATCTCAAATAAGAGTTACATGCAGAAATAGAACTGACATAAACGAGCAACAAAGAATTATTTGGATGAACAAATATTACCAAATAGAAAATGTTCAGATAAGTGCCGATAATATGTATTTGCATTTATTTTGCTCATTTGCTCAAAATTACGCGTAATGTCAATATCAAGAAGTAAACTTAACAGACTTAGGACACTTGAAAACGAGACCCAAAAGAAAACAACTAAAGCAGGTAAACTCTTTAAGATGTACAACTTTGCTAAGTCTGTTACTGAACTTGATGATATGCTAAACAAGGTTACAAAAGAAAAGAGAAAAGAAATATCTGACGCAGCCGCACCGATAGCGTTAAAGGTTTATAAGTCATTTGTTCCACGTTCAAATAAACCTCATAAATTTTATTCCCGTGGAATGGATAGAGGTAGCGGCCCTAAATACCACATTGAACCGGGTAATCTTAGACGTTCTATTCAAAACATATCCGATAGAAAGTCTTGGAAAGCATTATTAACGTCTGTTGGTCCTTTATACAAAGATGCTGGTATAAATGTTAAGCTAAGTGGCGAAGATAAGACAGACGGCTTCTATGCTCACATGGTATTTGGTAGCACAAAAGCATGGATTAGCAAAGTAAGAAACAAGGCAGAAAAAGGGAGTCAAAACGCGGTGATTAATAAAATGTCATCAATGGCATTAAAGTACATGAAGGAGTTTCCTCGTCAATTTTGGGAGTTATGATAGGAAAAGTAATATATGGAAGATTATCGACTGATACGGCTGTAACTAATATTTGCGGCTTATCTATTTATCCAGACATTGCACCACAAAATGTGCAATATCCTTTTATTGTTTATACGATAACAAATAGTACTCCAGTTGATTACAAAGACGGGCAAAGTAATTTAGAAGAGATTAATTTACAAGTTGATATATACACTAACAATTATGACACTACGCAGACACTTGCAAATAATGTGCGTAATAGACTAGATAGGTTTGTAGGCACGGTAAATGGTGTGTCTGTACAAACTATTAATTATGTTAGCAGTGATTCACAAGTTTATAATGCTGACTTAAATGTTTATTGGATGTCAGTTGATTTCATGGCAAAAATGAAAAGATAATATGAAACTAAGACTTTTAAAACAATGGAATGGAAAACAACCGGGTAACACTGGCGTATTTCTTTCGGAATATGGGGAACAAATGATAAAGGATGGCATAGCTGAGTTACTTGATGAGGATTATGTAGTGGAAGATATGCCAAAGAAAGAGGAATTAAAACAAGATCCTGTTTACATTCCTATTCCTGTTCCTGCGGAATATTTCCAAAACGAAGAAGAAGAAAATATTACTAAACAAAAAAAATAAATAACCATGCCAACTACTGGAATAATTAATGGTACGTTAATGAGGCTTTACAAAGATAGTACGGCTATTGGATACGCTACTTCGTGCCAAATGAATATTTCATCTGCAATGCGTGAAATTCTTACAAAGGATTCTGCAGCTGGAGGATGGAGAGAAGTAAAGAAAGGACAACTTTCTGGAACACTATCAACCGAAGCATTATATGCGGGACCGGGCGATGCTTCAACTAATTATTTATTTGATGATCTCTTTACCGACCTCGTCGCAGGTACCGCATTGACTATTAAGTTTACTACCGACGTTGTGGGTGATAATGTTTACACAATGAGTGCCATTTGTACATCATTAGACCTTAACGCTGGTGTGGAAGAGAATGTAAGCTATTCAGCTTCATTTGAAGTTACTGGCGCAATTGTGAAAACTACTAAAGCATAATTTTAAAAATTACCTAAAATGAAAACAATAAAAATAGCTAATGCGGACATTCCAATTAAATTTGGTATGTTCGTTTTAGGTACATTTTTAAGGGAAAGGAAGCTAAAACTTAGTGACCTTTCCCTCCTTGGCGAAGATTTGTTACTTGCTTTAGAACTTGCATTTGCAGGCGTTCAACAAGGGTACAAAACTAAAGGAGAAAAATGTCCTTACGATTTACAATCTTTTTGCGATTTGGTCGATACTGATATGGGTGGCATCACTCGTATAATGGAAATGATTTCAAATGAGATTTCACCTCCTGAAGATGATACCCAAAAAAACGTAGTAGCGAAGGCGGAGAACTTACCCTTGAATACATCGAACGCTTTTGTTTCGGAGTTTTAAGATTCCCTCCTTCGCAATTTAACGACATGACTTTTAGAGAGGTTGTTATGGCTATGCAAGGCTTTAATAATCATTTACAAAGTCAGAATGAAATAGAATGGGAACGAATAAGATGGCAGACAACTTGTCTTTTAAATGTTCATACCGAAAAAGGCAAAAGTTTAAAACCTACTGATTTAATTCAATTCGCCTGGGAGAATCCTACAAAAAAAGAAACTAAAAGAAGTTTGACAAATAATGACAAAACAATATTTGACAAATGGGATAAAGAAGCATAAATGGCAATAGGTAAACTACTTTTAAAGCTGGGGATTGATACCACTAATCTCGATAAAGAGTTAGGGAAGGTAGAAAAATCTATGACGAGATTTGGACAAAATATGTCTAATCTTGGTTCAACTTTGACCCAGTCATTAACACTACCTATTATTGGTGTCGGTGCAGCTGCTTTAAAATCTTTTGCGGATATGGAAAAACTGCAAAATGGTTTAATTGCTATCATGGGAAGTAGTGAAGGGGCAGCAGTCGAATTAGAAAAACTACGAAAGGTTGCTGAAAATCCTGGGCTTGCTTTGCCTGAAGTTGTTAAGGCTTCGGCTTCATTACAAAGTGTAGGAATGAGTGCCGATGCTGCAAGGGAAACTATTACGCAATTTGGTAATGCTGTAGCAAGGGCAGGAGGAGGTGCAGAACAATTTAGCGGAGTTACTTTGGCTTTAAGTCAAATAAGCGCGGTTGGTAAGGTTACACAAGAGGATTTAAATCAAATCAAAGAAAGGCTGCCAGAATTTGCGCGTGTAATGAAAGAGGAATTTGGCACCGTTACGGCTGAAGGCATTAGAGCCATTGGAGTAAATAGTGAGGAATTTATTACGCGATCGGTATCGGCTTTAAGTAAATTAGAAAGAGCAAATGGAGGTTTAGGTAATGCTTTTGATAATTTAAAAGATAATGTTACCAATAGCCTTGCGGAACTTGGAAAAGCTATTAATAATAGTTTAAATTTAGAGGCAGTATTTACCGTTTTATCCGAAAAGATAAACTATTTAGTAGAGGGCTTTAAAGGTCTTAATCCTGCCACTCAGGAATTTATTGTTAAAACTGCTTTAATTGTAGCAGCTATTGGACCAGCAATATTTATAGTGGGTAAATTAATAACAACGTTTGGGGCACTTGCTGGAACAATAAGATTAATAAGAACTACTATTTTATTAATGAGTAGTGCAATATCTAAGGCTTTTGCTTCTATTCTTGCTAATCCTGTTATTCTTGGGGTTGTGGCTGCCATTGCTGCCGTTGGCGCGATTGCTTTATACGTTTATGATAACTGGAAAGCATTTAGTGACAATTTTAAAAATATTTGGATAAATATTAAAAACTCCGTCATGCAAGGAGTAGCTAATGTTTTAAAAAATATTGATTATTTACAAAAGGCATTAGGATTAAATCTATTTGATTTGTCTGGTATGACAAAGTACCAGGAAGAACAAAGGATAGTTGCATCGGAATTTAAAAGTATAGGTGAAACAGTTGATAGTCTTAAAGGCAAATTAAAAGGATTATTTACTAACAACAAAAGTACCGACACAGGAAGTACAGATATACCAATAACAGATATAATAGAACCAACAACTACAATAACTGGAGGAGGCGGCGGTGGTACATCACAAACACAACCTAAAAATGAAACATTATCACCTACAAATTTATTACCTACAATTGGTAAATTACCAGAACAGTTAAAAAGTGTTACTGCTGAAACACAAAGAGCAAAAGAAGAAACTAATGCTTTTACTAAAGCTCAAGAAGCTGCTGGGAAAGCTATACAAGTTACTGACGATAACATAACTAGATTAAAAAAAGGATTAGAGGATTTAAACACAGGTTTAAAAAATATAATAGAAGGTGCATTAAATGATTTAGCCGTAGGATTAGGAGAACAATTAGGTAACGCATTAAGTGGAGCAGGTTTTAATATAAAATCATTTTTACTTCCAGTTGCCGAAGCAGTTATTAGTTTTGGTAAACTAGCTATACAAGTAGGTATAGCAGCATTAGGTATTAAAACGGCTCTTAAATCTTTAAATCCTGTCATTGCTATTGCTGGTGGTATTGCCCTTGTTGCCTTAGGAACATTAGTTAAAAATAGTTTAGCAGCTCCAAAACTTGCGGAAGGTGGATTGGCTTTTGGGCCCACAATGGCAACCGTTGGGGATAACCGAAATGCGCGAGTTGACCCGGAAGTAATTGCACCTTTATCAAAGTTAAAAAGCATGATGGGTGACATGGGAATGGGTGGTGGAGTACTGGAAACAAGGATAAGTGGAAATGATTTAATTATTTTATTAAATCGTTCTCAAAAGACTTTAAATAGAGTTCAATAATGGCTGTAAGGTATCAAACGACTGTATATAATGAAAAGGGTAGAAAAATTACTATATCAATAAAAGATAAAGTTTTTTCAGGCTCCGTTGGAACTTTTGATACAATTAATGTTCAACTTCAATATGATAGCGAAACAAGTCAGGGCATGGAGCGTTTTGCTCCTATTATCGGATCTCGTTTAAGATTAAATTTGATTATAAATACAGAGCAATTACAAACATTACTTAACGACATAGGATTTGCAGTTGAGGGTAGGTTTAGCATGGAACTTACAAGTTATGAGGATGATAACACAACTGTTTTATTTAAATGGTATGGGTATATAGTTACAGATTTAGTAGAATTTGAAGACGTTACAACTGATATAGGATTTATTGCACAAATAGAAGCAGTTGATGGATTAGCGTATTTAAAAACACTACTTTATAAAAGCGAGGTAGGTCCTTATTTAGGTCAGGATACAGTCGTTCAGCATATTTGTAATTGCCTTAATCAACTTGATTTTGTACAGGAAAACTTAGTAGCTAATAATTTGCCTATACTTCATACCGTCTTTAACTGGCATGAAAATAGTATTAATTATTCAGCTGATAATGATTTTTCTTTAAGAACAGTTATCAATCATAGGGCTTTTTATCATAGAGACACAAAGAATAATTATACCTATCAAAGTTGCTATGATGTTTTAAAAAAGATATGCCAGACTTTTGGCGCAAGATTATTATTTAGTGGTAATCAATATTGGTTTATTCAAGTCAATGAATACCTTAATCCTAGTAATCATAGGTATTTTAAATATAATGGTTTTGGCATTCAAAGTTCTGGCACCTTTAATTTAGATTTTAGAATTTTGAATCTTCAAACTGATTTGGCAAATAGTCATTTGATGCGTTTAAGTGGTGGGAGGTGGTCGTATTATCCTCCGTTAAAAAATGTAGTTATACGTTATAATTATTTTGGTAAACAAAATTTACTTGCAGGTAAAGAATATAGTTACGCAACCAACGCCACGCCCGAACAAGTTATTACACCAACGTTAGATAGCACAAATGTAGAAGCAAGGTTAAGTTATACAGGCATTTTAAATTTTTATGCAAGTGCGTTAACGCCTGCTAATTTTGAGCCTTATCAATTTGTATTTGCTATAAAATTAGCTTCAATTATTAATTCTTTTCCATTACAAGGATTTGCTTCAGCTAATTGGACATTGGGCAGCGGATGGTTAATTGATAATGCAATACTAGAAGGAACTTTAGTTGCAACGGAAGCATATTACACATCTTTTAGTGTTACGGCAAATAGAAAGTATTACGTAAATATTAAAGTAAAACTAGAAAATACGGGTGAATTAAGATTGCGTTTAGGTGGAGTAACAAAAACGATAACCGAAACGGGCGATTATGAATACATAATTGAATCAACAAACACAGATACATTAAAATTAGATTCAATTTCTACGCCAAAATTTACGGGTAAAATAACTTCATTGCAAGTTAAGCAAGAAAATAAATACCTAAAAAGAAATGTAGTTTACACGTCTGGATTCAACTTTCAGTTAGATGCTGCAAGCTGGGAAACAACGGCTGCAGAATATGAGTTTAACGTTGAAACTGTATTTGCCGATAATGCTTTTGTTGTAAATAAAACTATTTCATTTGACACTTTAGATATTCCGGACACTGCGGAGTATGTATGGTCAATGCGCTTAAAAGAAATGCGAAATGAAGCAGGTACAAATATTATAAGTAATTACGCTTTATCTTATACGATAATGAATAATTATTTAGAATTTTTACCAGATGGAACAATAGGAGGACAGGCAGATATTCAAGAATATGGATCGGATAACGATGAAAAATCATCTGTAATATTTGATTTAGATACCTATTTAGGTGATGGAATTTCAGCCACAACAAATGGAGCTTTAAAGGTTA